AGTACAAGAATTTCAATGTAACAGATGGACGGTTAGTAGGTGATCTGTATCTTGCTGAGATAGCAAGAAAGACAGAAGTAACAGGAAGAGGAATTAGTTTATTTGACTATGTGATGGGTATGGCGGTGGAATGCCCAGAGATGTTCGGTAACTCTATCTACGTAGAAGCCGATGTTATAGATGAGATATACAAGGATGGTGATGATGATAAGATTGGAATAGGATTGAAACTCATTGATTGGTGCGCCTCTGACCTTGTAGATGACCCCGCAGCTACGAATGGTCTTTTTTTTGAGAAGAACAAAAAAGAAAATAATAAATTGCGTATGAATAAAATAGTTAGAGAACTTTTGACTTTTATGAATGACTTTACAAAGAAAGTTAAAGAGGCAAAAGCATTCGATGTAGATTTGACCTTGGCCAATGGTGATATTATCACCGTGGTAACAGAAGGGGAAACACCTTCCGAAGGTGACGAGGTGAAAAAGAAGACGACCAATGGACAAAGTGATGAAAGTGCCTTGTCAGATGGGGAGTATCTTTTGAAAGATGAAAAGACCCTTGTTGTGGAAGGCGGACGAATTAAGGAGATTCGAGAGAAAGAGCAACAGGAAGAGCCTGTAAAGGTAGATGAGGAGTTCGCTAAGACTGTAACAGACTGCTTGAAGGCAGTAATGGATAAGGTTGAAGATTTGACCCAAAAATTTGAGGTGATGAAAAAAACTACCAGCAAATTTGAGGTAAACAATCCAAGAGATGTAAGCCAGGAGCCTACTAATGGAGGCAAGAAACGCAGCTTTGAGGAGCTGAAAAAGTTGTATAACAGTTTGAAGTAAGAAAGGAGGAAAGAATATGGCAACAACAAAAATAAAAGATTTCATCAAAGAGCCAGCAAGGGTAAAAGAGTATATCAGGGATATAAAAGACTTGCTTGAGGATCGTTCACTTGGATTAGCCGATATTAAAGAGGCTATGACCGTGGTTGAGGGTGTAACTAAAGAGACGGAGTATGGATATTATGGGACAACTGAGGGAGTAACTCGCAAGGATGCAGGTTGTGGAATGGAGCCAGTGCCTTTTAATATTCCAGTACGTACAGGATGGTGGGATCCTAAGCCTTTGAGAGTGAATATATCTCATTGTTATGCTGATTTTGAAAAGACAATCCTGCAATGGTGCAGTGTGAATGGAATTGATAAGCTCCATATAGAAGATGATCAGTTCGTTATGTTTATCGCTAAACAGCTGGAAAAGACTATTCACGCGGACTTTAACAAGTTTGCTTACTTTGGGGACACTCAGGCGAGCAATGTAGGTTCAGGTTCAGGGAATGAGCAACTGACCGCTGGCGTTGCGAAGGAGAATTACAACGTATTGAATGGGCTTTTTGCTTCTTTCCAATCGTTTATCACCTCTGACCCAAGTAAGAGGGTAACTATTACAGAGAATGCACAGGCAACCCGTGCTGCTCAGTTAGCATTAGCTCGTGATACAGCATTCAAGGCATGTACAGAGCTGTTAGATAAGGCTGACGGTTTGACTTTTGCCTCTGGTTCGGAGCCTATATTCTTGATGACACACTCAATGGCGACCAATCTATCTCGTTACCTCAGAAGTGAGTACAAGAATGAGGACACTTTAACCAAGATGGAGAATGGGTATGAGACGATGACTTTTGAAGGTATTAAGATAGTTACTCATCGTTGGATTGATGAGATTATCAAGAGAGATTTCTCAGATGGTACGAAGTGGAATAATCCACACCGTATTATCTTACTTGACAAGTCTGAGTGTCAGTTAGGAGTGGATAGCTTAAGTTCTTTGAGTGACTTGGAAGTAGAGTATGTGGGCGGTAAAGATGAGCATGTATATATCAAGGCTGCTTACAGAATGGATTTTCAAAGGGTAATGCCAACTACTGGAGCAATGGCTATATAACAAGTAACAGGTAAAAGGTGTATATTTCCTTTTACCTATTACTATAGATTAACATTTAAAATAAATAATAAACATGGCACAATGTATTAATAAGATAGCTAAGGATTTTGGTTATGATTGTGATGACACGATTAAAGGGGTAGAATTGAGTCTTTTGCTTGTCAATAGAGAGGATATAGACTTAGGAGCTACTGTAGTAGAAGGCAACCAAATAAAGTCCTTAGTACTCAAGAATGGAAAGACTGCCTATAAGGTGGATTATTACAAGGAGAGCCATATATCAGTAAGTACTAAGCCTGAAATATCAGACGATGACTTCAACGGACACAAGCACAATATTGTACTGAAGATATACGGAAAGAGCAAAGATGATTACGACCAAATCGATAAGATAGTAGCCGGAGCGTCCGTAGTTGCTATTGTTCAAAATAAGACAAAAACTCTCGAAAACACCTTTGATGTGTATGGGTTCTACATAGGATTAGAGGCTACAGAGGGTGAAGGTCGTACTAATGGTGGTGTGTATACCCTTACATTAGGAACTCCAAGCAATCAAAAGGAACCAAAGACAGCGCTGAGATGGTTGGATACTGATTACGCCACTACAAAGGGCAAATTTGACAACAAATTGGCGTAAAACTCAAGTATTAATGATTAATGGTTAATAATTAATGACTGACTTTACAGAAGATAGATTAAATGACTTGTTGAAAGGAGGTTATGCAAAGGCGGTGGGAGAGGATAAAGAGACTTTCATCGCCTTTTATGCTTATCTTTTCAATGATAACGACCCTTGTCCAAGTTGTCCGCATAAGTTATCAAGTTATTGGGATAGATTGGCACGAGAGGGAAAGAGTAGGCTTATAACAATTCAAAAAAAAATAGAAGAAATGGCAAGAAACAAAACAAAAAACACAGACACAACCTTACAAGAAGGATCATTCAGGCTAAAGAGTGATATACACTCCTTACCGATGGATTTTGGAAGCAGTGAATTTTTCAACAATGACACGCTGACTAATGATATAGCCTTGCAGTATTTGTCTATTAACCCTAATAGGATTGCGAATTTCGAGGAATATCCTAAAGATTGGGAGCGACATGTAGAAGATTGGAAATCTCAACAAGCA